TTAGTCCGCACTAACCCTCCGCACCTCCACCCTCCTGTCCTCCACCACCACGTACCCCGCGCGGGGCCAGGTGGGCCAGGCGGGGGCTATGATGAGACGCTGGCCGCCCACCTGCGCGTCCACGTGGGGGACGGGGTGGAGGTGCCCGATGACGAGGGTGTGGGCCGCCCGGGCCGCCCAGTCGGGGGCGGCGATGAGCCCCCGGTAGAGGGCGAGGGCGGAGGAGCGCCGGAGGCCGAAGCGCCCCTCCAGGAGGGCGAAGGCGTACTGCAGGTCCACCTGGTCCCCGTGGGCCACGAAGACCCCGTCCAGGAGCAGAGCGTGGCGCACCTCCAGGCCGGGCACGGCCTCGGGGTCGTGGTTGCCGGGGATCCAGATGTCCCCCTCCCGCAGGAGCCCCTCCGGGGGGCGGAAGCGCGAGTCTTCCACCCAGTCCAGGGTGTCCCCAGCCCAGACGATGCGGGCCCCCCGAGCCCGCTCCGCCTCCACCGCCTCCCGGAGGGCGGGCCACCAGCGCTCCCAACCCGCGTACCCTAGGTGCGCGTCAAAGAAGAGGGCGTGCCGCATCAGAGCACGAAAGCGGGGCGGGCCCCGACACCCCAGTTCCGGTGGCTGCGTGGGTAGAGGAGTTGCAACGCGGCGAGCCCCGCGCTACCGCCAATCAACCAGCTGCCACCACGGTGCGGGAGCCGTTCCCCATAGGGGCGGGCGTACAGCCTCCCCTTGGTGATGCTGGTGGTGTGCGGGGCGAGCATCAGGACCCTAAGCAGGTTGGGCACGGTAATCCCGGAGCTCACCACCAGATCCTTGTACAGGACGGAGGCGTAGTCCTGTTCGGTGTTCGAACCCCAACCCGCGGGGGGCGTCTGGGTGGTGGTGCGGAGGGTCAGAGGGTCCAGTTCCTGCACAGTGTTGTCGTCACTGTAGCTCTTATTGGGGTTGATGTCGTACTTCAGCGTTCCCGAGGTGCCGGGGCTCACCAGCGCCCCGTCTGAGGCCCGGATGGCCTTCCACTGGGTGGAGGTGGGACTCAGATCGGCAGTGGGGAGGGCGGCATCGTTGTCGGGGATGACCTGGATCTCCCCGTTGACCAAGCGAAGCCCCGCCACCCACTCCCACACGTTACCCACGAGGTCCGCGATGCCCGCCGGGGTGCCATCATGCCGCCAGGTGGCCGGTCCCGAGCCGGTTAGGGTGCGGCCGCTCCGGACTTGATCCCCCGGGGCGTCCCCGCTCTCGCGCGTCCCGGCCTCCCATTGAGCCTCGTGCGAACGTCCCCATTGGGTGTTGCCACGCACGGGGTCGTCCCCGGCTCCGCGGGACTTCCAAGTTAGCAGGGCAACCGCGGCCCATTCTGCGTTGGTCACGAGGTGAAATCCAGGGCCGCTCGCCCGGGCATAGCCCAAAGCCTCATCGAAGGTGATCGAATTCGCGGGGTCCACCCCGGGCACACTGATCAGCTCGCCGTTGCTGACGATGCCCGGGTACATCCCGATCCAGACCTCCGACTTCACCTCGCCGCCCACCACGAAGGCCGGGTGGGGCCCGGTGCCCAGGCTGGGGTCGATGTCCTCCAGGTTGAAGCGGGGGATCCTGCGCAAAAACACCGGCTGGCCCTTCTTGGTGTACATCACCGTGCAGAGGCCGCCAGAAGCCGCTTCCACCGCTTGCCTGAGAGAGTCCTTGACCGAAAAAATCATGCTTCACCTCCAAAAAGAGGAAAGAGCCTCACCAGCACCAGTTCCGTGTTCACCGGGGTGAGCCGCGCCTCGTAGACGGGCTCCACCCGCGCGCCGCCCTCCTCGTCCTCGTAGACCACCTCGCCCACCTGGACCCGCTCCACGCCCCGGGCGGGGAGGAGGAGCTCGGCCCCGAGCCAGTCCGTGGGCTCCAGGGTGGCCTCCTCCCCCCGGGCGTAGACGGGGATCCGCCTGGGCTCCGGGCCGGAGAGGGCGTCCAGATCCAGCTCCAGGCCCCCCAGGTGGAGGGTAGTGCCCTCCAGGTGGGGCTCCCAGTACCGCTCGCCGTATGCCGCCGTCACGCGCTCCACCCGCATGCTCACCTCCAGGCCGGGTGGTAGGCCACCCAGCGCACCACGATGTCGTCCGCCGTGCCGCGGTTGCTGAGGGTGAAGGCGTTTTTTGTCTTGCCCACCACCTCCAGGGCCACCCGCCCCATGTCCGAGGCGCTCTCCACGTGGAGGAGGACGTGATAGTCGGTGTCGGGCATGGGGTAGGGCAGGGCCACGGTCACATCCGGGAGGACCGGGGGGGAGAAGGTGCTGGGGGTAGCCACGGTGCGGATGTCGGTGATCGTCCCCGCGAAGGTGGTCCCCGTGTCTCCCGCGGGCACCGTGATCCGGGCGAGGCCTAGCCCCCCCTCGGGCGCGGCGCTCCCCTCGGTGAGCTGGACCGCGCCGTCGTTGGTGAGGGAGAGGACGTAGGTTCGGGGGCTCGTCCCCGGGTTCGTGGGCACGGCGATGGCGTTGGGGCGGGCCTCGTAGCGCATCTGCATCCCCCCCTGCACCGCCACCCCGGCGGCGATGGAGAGGGAGCGCCCGTTGCCTTGGCTAACCTGCAGCCCGCTCACCACGTACTTGCGGGGGATGTAGACCCTGCCCGCCTGCCAGACCCGTTGCCGCAGGTCCGCGAGGGCCTTGTGGGCCAGGGCGGCCTGGTCCAGGGCGAGGCTCCCCAACACCGCCGCCGCCCGCATGGCCGCCCGGTCCCGCATGGCGTACTGGGCCATGATGCGGGCGAAGGCCCCGACCTCAATGATCTCGTTGGTGGAGCTGCGGACGAGCCCCTTAGAAGAGGTCTTGGGGATCGTCCCCCCGCCCGACTCTATGGTCTCCGCGGGCTGCCATTCGTCCGGGATACCCCGGCTTACTAAAAAGTCCAAAAGCTCCTCAATCGTGGGCACGCTACACCTCCTCCAGCCGCACCGTGAGCCGGTCAACCACCGTCATCCCCACCTCCAGGTCCACCGGGGCCCGGGTGCGGCGGTAGAGCATGACCCGGTTTCCGTTCTCATCCCTCGTGAAGAGGGCGATCTCCCGCAGGGTGCGCACCCCTAGGCCCTCCCAGGCCAGGGCGTATTCAAAGACCGCGCTGTCCCCCTCCAAACGCTTGTCCACGAGGCTGGTGTAGACGGGGTTGGTGAGGCTACCGGCCGTAGCCGCGCCAGAAGTCCCCCACCCCGCCTCCACCACCGCGTCCATGAGGGCCTGGAGCATGAGCCGCTTCGCCGCTTGCGTGAACGCCATCTAGAACTCCACCTCCCCGAAGGGCGGGCCCTGCACCCTGCCCCGCTCCTCCGCCGCCCAGGCGAGGCCGAGCCCGAGGGAGGCCATAGAGGGCTCCCCGCCCGCAAAGGGCCAGCCGTCCAGGGGAGGGCCGTAGACCCTCCGCTCCACGGCCTCCGTCCTCGCCCGGGCCCACTCCTCCTCCGTCCGCCTGAGGAGGAAGCCCCCCCTGGGCACGGGGCCCCATGTGCGCCTAGAAACCACGCTCGCCGAAACTCCACTCCCCATCAAACACCCCTCCTTCCAGCCGCCGGGAGTCCAGCCACGCGGCCCCGCCGAGCCCCGCCGCCCACGCCCCCTCCAGGACCTCGCCGAAGTAGAACTCCCCAAAGCGCCCGAGGTCCCAGACCTCTCCCGCCGGGAGGGCGGCGAGGCGCAGGACGCGCCCGTCCTGGAGGAGGAGGCGCACCTCCCGCAGGACCGCGTGGGCGGGCTTGAGCTCCTGGACCGCGTGGCGCAGGTAGGCCCGCTCCCGCGCGGTGAAGGGACCGCTCGGGGTGACCTCCAGGACGAACTCCGCCCAGGCGGGGCCCGTGAAGGCGTTTTCGTAATCCCCAAAGCGCCAGGCGCCGTCAAAGTAGTTCTCAAAGGGGCCCTCCACCACCCTGGCGTGGAAGCCGAGGCGGGCGAGCTCGGCCTCCATGCCGGGCTTCGTCCCCGCCCGGAGCCACCAGTCCCAGGCGTGCCGGACGCGCTCCCGGTAGGAAGCGTCCGGCTCGTCGGGGGGGAAGCGGCGGAGGGCGCGGCCTTCGCCCAGCCGGGAGAGGGCCTCCCCTTCCGCGTACTGGGGGAAGGCCTGGGGGAAGGCCTCCAGGGCCTCCCGGATGAGGTCGGCCTCCTCCTGGGCCAGGGCCCGCACCATCCCGTCCGCCGCCCCTCCCGCCCGGGGGTAGCGGCCCGGGGGGAGGAGGGAGAGGAGGTGGCGGTAGAGGGCCTCGGCGAGCTCACTCATAGACCGTCACCTCCCCGGGGACGATGAGCTCGTCCCGGGCCACGGCCACAGGTCCCGCGGGGGCCAGGACCTCCACCGCCTCGAGGCCTCCCCGGTCGTGCAGGTGGTCCATGAGGCGGGAGGGCCAGAAGGTCTCCCCGATGTTTAGCCCGTTCAGGAAATCCAGGGCGAAGCCCCGCCAGGCCTCGAGGGAGGGGCTTCCCGGGAGGCGGTGCAGGCGCAGGGCGAGGTCCAGGGGCCGGGGGCTGGGGGAGCGCACCAGGGCGTGCACGGTGAGGGGCCGCCGCTCGTCCACCACCCTCTGGACCCGGGCGAGGAGCTCGGGGGAAGGGAGGCCCCGGGCGGGGGCTATGACCACGTCCACGGTGCCCTGGCCCCGGGGGTGGTCGTCTATGACCTGGACCTTCCGCACCTCGGGGTCCTCCAGGGCCCAGCTCATGTAGGCGTGGTAGGTGCTCCCCCGCCCCAGGGCGGGCCAGGCGAGGATGAGGCGGGCCCGGAGCTCCTCGTCCGTCTCCCGGTCCAAGCCGGGCTCCAGGACCTCCTCCACCTCCAGGGCCTCGAGGCCCCCCACCACGGTGACGGGAAGGAGGCGGGTCCCCGGGGGGAGGTTGTAGCGGCTCCCCACGCCCTCGCTCCAGACCTCCACGAGGACGTTCGGAGCGAAGGGACCCTCGGCCCGGTAGCGGAGCTCCCCCACCCCCAGGAGGGCCCCGGGGGGGAAGGTGCCGGGAGCGGAGGCGAGGACGCGGCAGCGGAGCCTGGCCCCCCGGGCCTCCTTGCGGGCGAGGCCCAGGCCCTTGGCGTGCTCGTCCAGCCAGGCGCCGCTGGCGGTGACCACGAAGAGCTGGGGGACGAGCTCCCGGGTGAAGGCGCGGGCCTCGAGGGCCGCCTGGGCCGCGAGGCGCAGGTAGGTGCCGAAGGCGCTGAAACTGTCGGGGTTCCGCACGGGGAAGCCCTCGGGGAGGAAGCCGAGGAGCCTCTGGGTCTCCTCCTCCAGGGTGGGGAGAGGGGGAAGCTCAGGCACCCTTCACCTCCAAGGGCCAAGGGAGGAGGAGCCTAAGGGCCTCCCCCGAGAGGCGCAAGGCGAGGCGGAGGCCTCCTTCCGTCCACTCCCCCTGGGCCTCCTCCACCCGGGCGTCCTCGAGGCAGGTCCGCTCCGCCTCCTGCAGGACCTCCACTCGGGTGAGCTCGTCCAGGGCCGCCTGCACGTAGTCGGGGAGGGCGCTTCCTTCCTGGGGAAAGGCCCAGTGGCTCCCCCGAGGGGAGACGAGGCGGGCGAGGAGGTCCTGGCGCACCACCTGCAGGCCCTCCGCCAGGGCCGCGTCCCCCCTGGGGGTGAAGCGGAAGTCCCCGTTGTCCCAAAGCCAGTCCCTGTACACGGCTCACCCCGAAAAGACCTTGCTGGACCCGCTCACGATCGTCCCCGTCCCCGCGGGGCAGACCACGGTGTCCCCCACCCTCGCCACGGGAGGGCCACCGCCCGCGAGCTCCACCCGGGGGGCGTCCACCCGCACCACCGCGGTGCCCAAGAGCTCCACGGTCCCGTCCGGCTTCAGGCGGAGGACCACCCCGGGGGCGGCCTGGACTTCAATCTCCCCGTCGGGCTTGAGGCGCACCCAGGTGTCGGTGTCCTTCTGCACCAGGTACTCCCCGGGCTCCACCTGGACCACGGCCTTCCCCTCGGAGAGGACCCCGTCCACATAGGGGTAGGCGGGGTTGCCGTCGTAGTAGGCGATGCGCACCAGAGTGCCGGGCTCGGGCAGGGCGTACACCCCCCGGCCCTCCCGCCCCATCCAGGGCACGTCCAGGGGCACGTCCCGGATCTCCGGGGGACGGGTGGGGTCGGGCTTGCCCTCGGGGGTCAGGGGCTCCACGTCCACGCTGTAGCGCACCTCCCCAGGGGGACCCGCCACCCCCGCCTGGGAGTGCACCCGGAGCACCCGAGCCTTGTGGGGCAGGTGGGTGCGGTGGGCGAGCTCGGGCCAGAGGGCCTCCACGAGCCTGCGGAGGGCGGTCTTCAGGGCATCACTCCTCACGGCCGATCACCTCGTGGTAGGCCTCCTTGGGGGTGAGGACCAGGCGGTGCTCCTCCACCCGGAGGGCCCCCCGGTAGGCAGGGTGGTCCACCCGCAACAGGTGGAGGACCCTAAGGGCGGGGAGAGGGGCCATGCGAAGCCCGTAGCGGCCCGGGGATAACGGCCGCACCCAGGCCACCTCCTCCCCCACCCGGTGGACCACCCCGTAGTGGGGGCTCTTCCCCTCGGGCCCGGCGTAGAGGACCCCCCCGTCCAGCTCGTGCATCACCGCCTCCACGCCCCAGGCCTTGAGGACCATGAGGACCCCCTCCCAGGCCCGCACGCGGGGGAGGGCGTAGTGGCGCTTGGGCTCGGTCTGGAAGCCCCAGAGGGCCTTCCCCCCCACCTGGCCTTTGATCCACCCGGCCACCTCCTCGGCCTTCGCGTCCTGGAAGCCCTGGGGGTCCACCTCCCGCCGCCACTCGGGGAGGCCCCAGGCCACCCCCTCCGTGGCCGAGAGGAGGCCCTGAAGGGCGCCCTGGAAGAGGGGGCCCTCGAGGGTGAGCCGCACCGCCTCCCCAGGCTGGAAGGGTTTAGTGGTCTCGTCGGAGGGGCGGGCCGTGCCCTCGAGGTAGACGTGCCCCTGGAGGTGCAGGGTGCGCCAGGGCACGTGCAGGCTCTCGTGGAAGACGAGGCCCGCGGGGGTGCCCTTCTGGGTCTCGGGTTTGGGAACGTGGACGAGGTTCATCTGTACCCTCCCACGAGGCTATGGGCGCTCTGCCGCCCGTCCAGGAAGCCCTGTAGCATCGCCGGGGGCTTGGGCGGGGCCTGCCCCCCCTTCCCCTCGTTCCGCCTCTGCTGGGCGCTCCCCGGCGGGGGGCCCGCCTGGGGGCCGGGGGCCGCGGCCAGGGCCTGGGCCTCCCGGGCGTTGGCCTCGGCCAGGGCCTCCCGGGGCTCCACCTGGGTGAGCTCCAGCACGGCCGTGAGCCCGTCCTCCCCGCCCTCTTCCCGGGTGGTGAGCCGGGCGAAGAGGGCCTTCTCTATCCCCCGGGCGGCCAGGTGGGGGTGGACCACCCTGAGGGGCTCCGTCTTGCTCTTGGCGAACTTGGCGTGGAGTTTGCGGGCTTCGGCCAATGGGTCGGGCCCCGCCAGGCGCAGGTTAATGCGCACCCGGAAGTCCCGGTAGCCCCTGAGGACGTGCACGTCCCCGGTGCGGCCCTCCCGGGGAAGGCTCTCCACGGAGTTCTCCCCCTCCACCTCCACGGCCACCACCACCCCGGGCATCTCCTCCCCGTCCAGCCGCAGGCGGTCTCCGGTGGCGAAGCGCAAGTAGGGCACGCTACACCTCCTCGCTACACCTCCTCCACGTAGGGCAGGAAGAGCCGCTTCAAGGCCTCCACGAACTCCTCCGCGTCCCGCACCCCGGGAAGCTCCACCCGCTCAATCCGCACCTGGACCACGGGCCTCTCCCCTCTCCTCTCGGGGGCGGGGGAAGGGGCAGGCGGCTCGGGCGCCGTGAGGGCGGGCGCTTCCAGAGTGGGGGCTTGGGGCACTGCCACCACGGGAACCCGCGGAAGCTCCGGAATCCGAGGAGCAGGCACCTCCGGCACAGGAACCCGGGGAACCTCCACCGTCGGCGCAGGAACCCGCGGAAGCTCCGGAATCCGAGGAGCAGGCACCTCNGGCACAGGAACCCGGGGAACCTCCACCGTCGGCGCAGGAACCCGCGGAAGCTCCGGAATCCGAGGAGCAGGCACCTCNGGCACAGGAACCCGGGGAACCTCCACCGTCGGCGCAGGAACCCGCGGAAGCTCCGGAATCCGAGGAGCAGGCACCTCCGGCACAGGAACCCGGGGAACCTCCACCGTCGGCGCAGGAACCCGCGGAAGCTCCGGAATCCGAGGAGCAGGCACTTCCAGGGCGGGGACCAGGGCCCGGGCCGCCTCCTGCACCGCCGGGGCCATGTTCTGCAGGCCCACGGCGAGGCCCAGGGCCGTCATGGCCCCGATGTCCACGAAGACCCGGGAGGGGGACCGGATCCCGAGGAGGCGCTTCAGGGTGGCCAGGGCCTGGCCGCCGATCTCCTTCACGGCGTTCACCGGGGCCAGGGCGAGGTTCTTGATCCCCTCGGCGAGTCCCCGTATGATGGCCCGCCCGGCCTCGGCGAAGGGAACGGCGAGGCCCCGCACGAAGGCCAGGGCTTGGGAAAGCCCGCCCCGGAGCGCGTCCCAGAGAAGGCCCCCGAGGCGCAGGGGCAGGGCGAGGAGGTCCCGAAGGGCTACCCAGCCCTGCCGGGCGAAGGCGAGGGCCCCGGCGAAGTCCCCCCGGAAGAGGGCGGCGATGGCCTGAAGGGCGGAGGCCACCACGGCCCGGAGGAGGCCGAAGACCTCCCGGGCGAGGGCCAAGAGCCCCCGCCAGGCCGCCCCCAGGGCCTCCCCCAGCCGGGCCAGGGCGGGGAAGCGGGCGCTCGCCGCCTCCCAGAGGCGCCGCAGGGCCCCCAGGGCCACGTCCACCACCACGCCCCCCACCCGGATGGGCACAGAGAGGACGGCCCTAAGCCCCTCCCAGACGCGCATGGCCCCCAGCCGGGCCCGGTCCAGGTCCAGGGTGAAGAGGCCCACCACCAGGTCCACAAAGCCCCGGACCATGCGCACCAGGCCCATGAGGCCTTCCCCGAAGATGGGGGCGAGGCGGACGACGAGGGCTTCCAGGAGGCCGAAGAGGAAGCCGATGCCATACCCCAGGGCGTAGCCGAAGCGGTCCCAGGCGGCCTGGGCGGAGGCCAGGGAGGCCTGGATGGCCCCCCCGAGGGGGCGGAAGAGCCCGGCCAGAGCCTCCCCCAGGCCCCGGAACTCGGCGAGGACCGGGGCGAAGGCGCTCCGCACCGCCTGGAGGGTGCCGAGAACGCTCTTGCGGAAGCTCTCGCTCGCCCCCCAGGCCTGGCGGAAGAGGTAGACGAGCCCGGCGAGGGCGCCAAGGACCAGCCCCACCGGGTTGAGGAGGAGGGCCCGCCCCAAGAAGAGCACCGCCTGCCCGGCCCGGAAGGCCCCCTGGGCGAGGAGGCCGAAGGCCCCCCGGAGGAGCCCCACCGCCCCCAGCCGGGCCATCTCCCCCCGCAGGAGGGCGAGGCCCAGGGAGAGGAGGCGCGCCTGCCTGAGGGCGCCGGCGAGGCCGCTTTGGAGGGCGAGGAGGCCCAGCCGGGCCTGAGTGGCGGCGAAGCCCAGGGCGGCGAGCCCCGTGACCAGGAAGCCGCCCACTACCAGAAGCCCCCCGAGGGTGGCCGTGACGGCCACGAGGGCCCCCCGGAGGAGGGGGAAGCGGTCCAGGAGGTCGGAGACGCGGTTCAGGAGGTCGGCGAGGCGGACCACCACCGGGGTCACCACGGGCAGGAGGGCGTTGCCGAGGGTGATCCAGATGCGCTCCAGGGCGTTCCGGAGCAGGATGAGCTGGTTCCTCAGGGTGGCGGAGCGGTTCTGGAACTCGGCGAGGACGCTCCCCGTGTAGGCGGCCGGACTTCGCACCAGGCTGAAGGCCTTCTCCAGGGTGCCCAAGGAGCCCACCAGCTTGGCGATGTCGTCGGCGTACTCCATACCGAAGAGGTCGGAAAGCACGGTGAGCTGGTCGGGCACCGCCCTGAGGCGGCGTAGGAAGTCCATGATGGCCCCGGCGGCGTCCCGCCTCAGGGCCTGCTGGAGGCCCGTGGCCGTGAGCCCCAGGCGGGCCAGGGCCTCCTGGAAGGCCTTGGGCTGGGCCGGGGCGGTGGCCAGGCGCTGGAAGAGGGCGTTGAGGCCGGTGGCGGCCACCTCGGGGGCGGTGCCGAGGGCGAGGAGGCTCGCGGAGAAGGCCGCCACCTGCTGCCCGGTGAGGCCCAGGAGCTTCCCCGTGCCCCCCACCCGGCGGAGGACCTCCAGGATCTCGGGGGCGGTGGCCGCCATGTTGTTGGAGAGGTGGTTCACGGCGTCCGCCAGGCGCATGACCCCCTCCTGGCTGAGCTCCAGGACGTTGCGGAGCTTGGCCAGGGCGTCTCCCGCCTGGCCCGCGGAGATGCCGAAGGCCACCCCCACCCGGGCCGCGTCCTGGGTAAAGCGGACCAGCTCCTGCATGGGGATGCCCGCCTGGCCCGCGGCGGCGGCGATCTCCGTGAGCTCCCGGGCGGTCATGGGGATGACCCGGGTGAGGCCCAAAAGCTCCCGCTGGAGGGCCATGAGGGCGGGGGCGGGGGCGTCCACCACCTTGCGCACGTCGGCGAAGGCGTCCTCAAAGTCCATCGCCGCCCGGGTGGCGAGGACCAGGGGCGCGGCGAGGGCCGCCCCGGCCCCGGCCACGGAAAGGCCCGCCCCCAAGCGTTGCAGGGCGAGGTCCGCCCGGTGGGAAAGCTCCTCCACCTTACGCAGGCCCTCCCCCACCCGGCCCAGGGGGTTGGAGACGCGGTCCGTCAAGTCCAACAGCAGTTGCAACCTGAACAGGGCGTTCACAGCTTCCTCACCGCCACCTGAACCCGGTCGGGTTCCTCCAGGTTCACGACCACGCCCTCCACCTCCTGCCGGGCCGGGGTCCAGAAGACCCCCCGCACCCGGTAGAAGCGGCGGGCGGGGGCGTAGTGGGCCTTTAGGAAAGCCTCGGGGTCCAGGTACTTCTCCCGGATGAGGTCCACGTTGCTCCCGGGCCAGAAGTCGGCCTCCAGGGGGGCCCGCCGCACCTCAAAGTGGAGGTGGGCGAGGTACGGCCTGGCCGGGTCCCCCTTGCCGATGGCCCCCACGGGCTCGCCCGCGAAGAGGTAGTCCCCCTCCCGGGCCACCCGGAAGAGGAGGTGGGCGTACTGGGTCCAGAAGCGCCCGAGGCCGGGGAGGTCGTGCTCCAGCAGGACCACGTGGCCCCAAACCCGGTGGAAGGCGCTGTGGACCACCCGCCCCTCAGCCACGGCCACCACCGGGTAGCCCAGGTCGGCGTCCCCAGAGGAGCCTTGGAGGTTGATGTCCACCCCGGGGTGTTGGTCGGGCCGCAGGCCCTGGGCCCGGCGCCACTCGGGGTAGCGGGGGTCAAGGAAGCCCGCGTCCACGCGGTTCCTGTCTGGAGAGGGGGGCAGGGGCCAGATAACCCGCATAAAGGTTTTGCCCCCGGGTTTCCCCGGGGGCAGTTATCCCACCTTAGCCTCAGTTTAGCTCATGGGGTGGGGGGGTGGCAAGGTGCACAAGGCCACGCCTTACCAAGGCCTAACCAACCCTACCATAGCCTACCGAAGCCTAACGTGCCGAGCCAAAGCGCACCAACTCACCGCAACCCTGCCATGCCTGACCAGACCCGAGCTAACCGGGCCCCAGCGAGCCCCGCCCTTGCCTACCAGACCCAACCGTACCGGCCCCCACCTGCCGGTCTATCCCGCCCGTAAGGGCACGCCCAAGAAAATCACGGCTCCCTCGGCTCAAAAAGCACCACGGCGAAGCGCCCGTAGGTGGGGCGGAAGTCCCCCACGCCCTCCAAACGCCCGGCGTCGGTGAGGAGCTGGTGAAGGAAGTGGGGGTCAATGTACTCGGGCAGGAGGACGGTGATGAAGAACTCCGCCCTCCACCCCTTCTTTATCGCCGGACGGACCCTGGTGATGGCGTTCTGCTGGACCTTGACCCGGGCCCGGTGCTCGTAGTCCCAGTCCTTGACCCCTAACGAGGCAAGTACGGGTTCCACCAGCAAGGCCGCCTTTACCAAGTCCTGGGCGCTCTTGCGAGGGCTCCTAGGGTCCTGGCGGTACTTGGCGGCCCGGATGATGGACTGCCTCAGATACTCGCCAGGCAGAGCCAAGTAGCCGTTCTCGTCCCGCCACACATACGTTTCCAAGTCGTCCTGGCGCTTGGCCCTAGAGCCCTTGGGAGCCTTGGCCTTCTCCTCCACCGCCTCGGTATTCCAGCGGTGGAAGAGAAGGTCGGCCACACCCTCAAGGACCACACGCACGGTGTAGGGTCGTGAGGCTTCCACCACGGGCAGAGCGCCGTTAGTGGGTTCATTCACGGCTGTAGCCCTACGCGCCTTCGCCATCGTCCACCTCCATCGCCCCGGCCAGAAGCAGGGCCAGGGGCAGGGCGCCGTCCGAGGCCCCCTCCAGGTACACGTCCCGGAGCACGTCCACGAAGCCCTCCCAGTCGCCGCTACGGGCGGCGTCCCAAGCCTGGTAAAGGAAGGGGCCGAGGCGGTTCCACACCAGGGCCTCGGCCGGAGGAAGGTGGAGCTCGGGCCTCTCCCGCGCGGCGCGTATTATGGCCTGAAACCGGACGCTTGTGGTATCTTGCATACGTCCTCCTTTCGGAGACCCAAGAGGGGTGGCTTTGGCGGGCTCCCTCTTGGGTCACCACTATTATTGCCAAGCCATTATGGTTTGTCAAGATATTGCCTTCCAGTAATAGCCGGGGGTATCATCCGGGCGATGAAGTACCGGGTGCGCATCAAAGAGCTGGCCGAACAAAACGGCCTGACCCTGTATAGACTTAGCAAGCAGAGCGGCCTCCTGCCGTCTACCGTCTACGCCGTCGGCAAAGGGCAAACCTCACCGGGTCTAGACACCTTAGCAAAGCTCCACGCCGCCCTCGAGGCCCTCCTGGGGCGGGAAGTGGGGGTGGAAGAGCTAATAGAGGTGGTGCGGGAGTAGTCAGTAGCCTTTGAGAAGGCTTGGGTCGGCGTCAAAGTAGTTGAGCTCCACTTTCGGCCCCCGAGCCATCGGGTAGTAGTTGCATCCAAACTCAGCCCGCATTCGCGTTCCATAAATGTTTTGAGCGCTCACGTAGGCGTTCCAAATCTTCACCCCGTTTTCAAGAGTAAAGGGCGCATACTCAGCTTCCGGCTCGGGGAACCGCGCAGACTCGGGTATTGCGAGGCGCTGGCGGACGAGCGATCTGCAAGAAGCCACAAAAATCTCGTCCGAAAGAGTTTCCACCGGAGTTGCGTCAGCGCCGGAAGCAGGCTCCTCAACCTTTTCCTGGGTTTGTTCTTGCGGCTGAGGAGCATTCATCGCAGGGGGCTCCGGGAGACCAGGTGGTTGGGACACTTCTGCAGGGGCCGTGAGGCCAGCCACCAGGAAGGCCAAAACGCCCCCAGCCACATACCGCCAGCGCTGGCCTCGAGGCCTGGTAAAGGCGTAAACCACCAAAACAAAGCCCACTAGAGAAAAGATTGCCCACATGCTTCCTTGATACAAGAACCATCACCGATTTGCAACAAAAGCCACCCCCTCCGAAAGCGGAGGGGGTGGCTTGCCGGGATAGCCCTTCAGAGAGGCGTCAAGGCCTTAAGAGGGGGATAGCGGTTCTGAAGGGCCTTGAAGGAAAGATAGCTCTTGAAGGCCGAATAGGCCAGGAAAAGCGCACCAAAGGGAAGCAGCGCGAAGACAACCCCAACCCAGAGCATCTCGGAGGTAAGCCGCACGCCCAAGCCCCCGTAGGCCCCTAAGAGGAGGGCCCACACCAGGAAGATCTGCGCAAGTCTCTTGTAGAGCTTCGCCTTAGCGGCCCGAAGCTGACGGTAAGCCTCCTCGGGAGTGCGGCCCTCGTTGCTCAGGACGGACAGGTCTTCCGCCAATACCTTCAAACCCTCCTCGCCCACGGCCTCCGCCTGGTCCAGGAGACGGAGGACCAGGGCCGCGGGAACCAGGAGCAAGACCCCGAGGTAAATCCCCCAAACGAACCCCACGGGCCCCTCGAGGGAAACCCCAGCAAAGAGGGCGGCGATCGCTGAGGCCAGCCCCGCTCCCAGCGCCAGGAACGATCCCGTCTTCAGCCCCCACCAAACTGCCCGCATCCCTGCACCTCCTCAACCATGCCCCCATAGTTTACTACTGCTTGCGCTTCCTTCTGCGCCTGCGGACCACAAAGAGCCTCAGGGTGTCAACAAAGAAGAACCAGACGGTCCCCACCCAGCTAATAACGTTGAGCGTGAAGACGGCAGATCGGCTCACGAAGTCGTCTGCATACTTCGGCCCGGGAAGCCAGCTGTCCACGAGCCATACCAAGGCGATGAACAGGCGAACAAGGACGAGGAAGGCCGCCAGCTTCACAGCAGAAACGCTAAGTTCAAAGTAGGCTCGCTCCCGTTCGCTTTGAGCGAGGTAGTCCGTAAAGCGGGCAAAAAGCCGCTTCAGCTGGTCCTTAGGGTCCTCACGCTTCATAAGAGCCCCCGGGACGGGGCGTAAGCCGGGTTCTGTTTTCCGCGGTCATCTCTCTGGGACCGGTGTCGCCACCGGCCTCAAGCGGCCCATCCCGCAGGTTCTGGCGGGCCGGGCAAGCCCTTCCTGCCTACCGGGCCTTGCACCGGGTGGGGTTTGCCGTGCCGCCCCTGTTTCCAGGAGGCGCGGTGGGCTCTTACCCCACCGTTTCACCCTTGCCCGCACCGGGGGAAGCCCCGGCCGCTGGCGGTCTCTTCTCTGTGGCACTTTCCGTCGGGTTACCCCGCCCAGGCGTTACCTGGCACCCCGCCCTATGGTGCCCGGACTTTCCTCACCCAAGGGGGTTGGCCCTTGGGCGCGACCGCGCCCCCGTCCCGGGGCACCCCTATTCTACCACAGGCAAAAGCATTGAGGAAATCGCTCACGCTCCAGGACAGAAACCCGCCTGAGCGCCCTCCCGGAGAGGGAAAGACGCTGTGCACAGGAGGGAGGAAACCCGGCCTGAAAGGCCCAAAAAGGCGGGGGGAGGCGGGGGCCAAGGGGGAGGCCGGGCCACCCCCTTCCCGGGCCTTCCAGGGGGGTTAGAGGGCCGTGTAAGCGCTTTCAAACCGGGGGGTGGGGTGGCGGAAGAAGGGGGGCCGGGGAGGACCCCCGGCCCCCCGGGCCTGCCGCCCTCAGGGCGCAAGCCCCAGCCGAGCGAGGAAGGCCTCCCAGGTCTCGGGGAGGGGGAAGCCGTGGGCCCGAAGCCGTGGGCCCTCGGCGAAGACCTCCCGGGCCAGGGCGAGGGCGGCCTCCCGGTCCTCCCGGGCCGCGTCCCTCAGGTACCTCCGGAAGGGGGTCCACTCCTCCACGGCGTCCAGGAGCTCGTCCGGGTCGGCCTCCTCCCCCCGGTCCAAAAGCGCCCTCACCCAGGCCACGTAGGCCCGGGCTAGGGCGAGGGGGTCGTAAGCCAGGGAGGCCTCTTGAGCCATACCACCTCGTTCCAAGGGACGTCCAGCTCGCTCAGGTCCCGCACGCTGTAGCCGGTGGCCAGCGTCCCGCTGTGGAAGGAGTATACCACGAACCAGAGGGCGCTGAGCCTGGGCCCCCGGGCCTCCTCGGGGATGAAGGAGGCGGGGGCCAGGGCGGCCAGCACCGGGCCCTGGTCCCGGGCGTAGGCGAAGAGGGCGGCCTCGGGGTGGGCCGGGGCCTCGAGGCAGAGGCGCTCGTAGACCTCGGGAGGGGTGCCCGGGGCCAGGTCCCCGTCCAGGACCCGTCGGGCCACGTGGAGCTCCAGGCTGGTGGCCCGCTCCCGGCCGAGGAGGGGCCTCAGCTCCTCGGGAACGGAGCGCCCCCGGCGGTTGAAGGGGGCCCGCGCCATCTCCCCGGCGGCGAAGAGCCAGTCCCGGGGGTCTGGCCTCCCCTGCCCCCGGCTCTCCGCCAGGCCCCGGAGCCGGGCCCGGGCCTCGGGGAGGGCGGCGAGGGCCCGGAGGAAGGCCCGCCAGAGCTCAGGGTGGTAGTCCCGGGGGTCGGGGCTCCACTCCTCCGCCGTGGGGGGGCGGCCGAAGCCCGCCTGGGGCTCGTGGGGAGGGGGCTCCTTCCAGGCCCGCCTCTCCCCTTCCTCCCGGGTGTAGGTGACCAGGGCGGTGCGGCAGTTGTGGTGGAGGGGCGGGACGTGGGTGCGCCAGAACGGGTGGTCGGCGGGGAGGACGATCCCCGCGAGGGGCCGGCAGATCTTTGAGGTGCGCCCGTCCAGGACCACGGAGAGGCCCCAGTAGGGCCTGAGCTCCCGGGCGGAGACCGCCTCCTTCCACCGCCCCGCCCCGTAGGCCAGCTGGAGGTTGGTGCGGAAGACGGTCTCCAGGCGGTGGCGGCTCCCCTCGCCCCAGGCGTTTTTCACCCGGTCCGAAAGTTCCTTGCGAAAGTCCTCAAAGGGCTTCCCCTCCTCCAGGGCCCGTAGAATGGCGTCCATCGTCTCCTGCACCATGTCCAGCGCGGCGAGGCCCGCCACGAAGAAGGCCCGGCGCCTCGCCTCCTCCCTGAGGGCCCGGAACTCGGGGTCGGGGAGGGGGAGGCGGGCCCGGAACCAGCGGAGGGCCTCCTCGGGCCTGAGGGGGTCGGGCTCAACCGTCCAGGCCACCGTCCTGCCGCTGGGCGAGCCTCCCCGCGAGCTCGGAGAGGGTGAGGGCGGCCTCCAGGAGCTGGGCGAGCTCGGCGAAGGGGATCCCGGGGAAGAGGGCGAGGAGGCGCCGCCTCAGGTCCTCGTACCCCTCGGCCTCCCCGATGGCCTGGAGGAGGGCGGAAAGGCCGGGCATGGGGGCCTTCTCTAGGAGCCTGTCCCCCAGGGCGTCCACGAAGGCCTGGCCCGCCACCAGGCCCCGCTCTTTTCTCTCCTGGGGGGCGAGGAGGGGGGTGAGGACGGGGCCCTGGGGGTCGGGGTCGGGGACGCCGAACTCCTCCCTAAGCCACGCCTCGGGGATGGAGAGGCCCATGCCCAGGAGGGTCTGGAGCACCCGGGCCCGGCTCTCCAGGTCCTTCTCCTCCTCCACCTCGGGCACCACGAAGGGGGCGAGGTCCAGGAGCTCGGGGCCGAAGTTGAAGGCCACGAAGGGCTTGAGGAGGCCCTCCCGGAGGGTCTTGGCCAGGGCGCGGGCGTCAGCCCGGAGGAGGTCTATCCGCACCCGCTCGTGCACCTTGGCCAGGGCGTAGCTCCCCCCGTCCCCCTCGCTGGAGGTGAGGGTCTGGCCCAGGACGGCCTGGGCCATCTCCCGGTTGCAGAGGCGGATGAGGCGCTCGTAGACGTCTGGACCCTGGCCCTTGGCCGCCTCCAGGATCTCAATCTCCGTGTCTTTGGAGATGACCCCGGCGGCGTCGGCCCCGAGGGCGCGCACCGCCTCCTCCAGGCGCCGCCTCTCCTCCTCCCCGGCGGCCGGGTCGTACTTGCCGATGCGGTAGGGCTGGCCGTAGACCTCGGCGAAGACCACCCAGTCCTTGAGGGCGTAGTGCTTGAAGAGGTAGAGCCAGGCCACGCTGCGCATGAGCCCGGCCCGGGTGGGGAGGCCCGAGCGGGCCCTGTAGCGGTGCTCTATGGCCCCGCCGTAGGGGAGGGCCTCCCCTTCCGGCCGCTCCTGGGAGGCGAGGTAGAAGCGGTCCTCCTCGGGGCGGTAGAGGAGGCTCCCCGGGTGCACCCAGCGGAAGGCCTTGGGCCGCCAGAGGAGGCCGTCCCACTCCCAGGCCACGGCCACCAGGCTCACCCCCTGGGGGATGGCGGAGAGGAGGTCCAGCATGAGGTCCTCCAGGGGGAGATCCCACCACACCTCCTCCACGGCCCGCAGCACCCTGCGGGCGTCCCGGCCCTCCTCCGCGGGCTCCAGGCGCCAGTCCAGGCCGATGACGGCGAGCTTCCGGGTCTGGAGGAGGGAGAAGAGGAGGGCGTCCCGCTCCTCCATCTCCTCAAAGAGCTCGGCCTGGAGGGCGAGGTCCCCCTCGTCGGCGAGGCGGAGGATGCGGGCCAGGCGCTCGGGGGTGAGCCCCCGGGCGGGGTAGACGCGGTAGGGGGAGTCCAGGGGGAGGCGGCCCCGCACGGGAGGCGGCGGGCTCTTGGGGATGGGGCGGCCGTAGGGGTCCAGGATGGGCATCAGTAGGCTCCTTTCCACCCGGCGAAGGCCCGGCGGAGGACCGACCTGTACTCCACCGGGCCCCTGCGGGTCTCGGCGGCGTGGAGGGCGAGGGCCAGGGCCCAGAAGCGGTCGGCGTGGCCCCGCTCGCTCCTCTCGGCGTCGTAGCGGACGTTGCCGGAAGGGGTGATGATCCGCCGCACGGCGTGCAGGTCCTCCCGGAGGGCCCGGTCCTCGGGGATCCGGATTTTCCGGTCCTCAAAGAAGAGGCGCAGGCGCTGGGCCAGGTCCGCCTTGACCTCGAGGGTGAACTTCACCGGCTCCACCTTGTACCCGAAGGCCCGGCGGGCGTTCTCGGCCAGCATCTCCCCGAGGCCCGTGGCGTCCAGGCAGGCCCGGCGCACCCGGGGGAGGAGGGCGTGGAGGCGGGCCTCCTGCTCGGCGAAGGGGGCCCGGTGGAGGGCCTCGAGGAGGCGCACCCAGTACACGTCCCCCACCCGCTCCAGGACCACGAAGACGGTGAGGTCCCGGTGGCGGCCCACGTCCATCCCCAGGTAGGCCCGCTCGGGGTCCCACTCCCCCCGGGGGTCCTCCCTGGCCTCGGCGGCGAGGATGAGGCTCCAGGGCAGAAAGGCCTCCTCCTCGGAGACGAACTCGCAGAGGTACTCCTGCTGCCAGATGAAGTCGTCGGCGAGGCCCGCCCGGAGCTCCTCGGGGTCTATGGGCAGGCCCTCGGCCACCGCGTCCAGGATGGTGACCCGGTGCCTGCTCCAGACCTCTCCCCCCTTCTCCCAGAGCTCGTAGAACTTGCCCCGGGGGCCGTTGGGGGTGCTCATCACCCGGATCTTCAGGTCCGGCCTCCGCGTGATGATGGGGTACATGGCCGCCCAGATGGCCTCGGAGTCCTGGTGGAAGGCGAACTCGTCCAGGAAGACGTTGCCCGTGTAGCCGCGGGCGGTGCGGGGGTTGGCGGGGAGGAAGACGAGCCTGGACGTGTTGGGCAAGCGGATCTCCAGCTGGGTCACCTCCTCCCCCGCCTCAAAGAAGCGGCTCTCCAGGGTCTCCGCCGCCTGCTTCAGGGCCGCGAGGTGGCGCTTGGCCTTCTCCGCGAGCTCCCGGCTCTGCCTCTCGCCCGCGGAGAGGAGGACCCAGAGGGTGCCGGGGCGCTCCACCGCGTCCAGGACCACCTCCAGCGTCCCGGCGAAGCTCTTCCCCGTCTGCCTCGCCCAGAGGCCGATCTTGAAGCGGGATTGGTCCCACACCCAGCGCCGCTGGTACGGGAGGAGGAGGCGCTCAGAGTCCATAGATGTCCCGCTTGATGGCCTCTATGACCTCGGGCTCAATCTGCCGGGCGCGGAGGCTCTCCTCCACCTTCTGGGCCGCCTCCTCCCGCAGGGAGCGGTCCAGCCTCTCCAGGCTCAGGGCCACCCGGGCGGCCTCGAGGCCGAGCCGCACCACCTTCTCCGGATCCACCTCCTCCCCGAGCTCCAGGTCCTGGAGGTAGCGGAGAGCTTTGTGCACCACGATGTTGGCCAAGGCGGCGGCGTAGGAGAGGCGCTTGCCCGTGGCCTCCTCCACCGCCTCCACCAGGCGCTCCATCTGCAGGACCTGATCCAAGGCAGGGGCCAGGTGGCGGGCGTGGCGGCGGACGCTGGAGGGACTCACCTCGTGCCCCTGGGCCCTGAGCCAGAGGGCGATCCCCTCCATGCTGTAGGGCCTGCCGTCCTCCTCCGTCTCCTCCCCCAGGAGCATGGCGTCCACCCGGTCGCGAAGGTCCTCCGGGAGGGTGCAGACCTTGCAGAGGCGGTGGCGCTTGTAGCCCTTCACGGCCGCACCCAGCCCACCAGGGCCGCCACCAGGGCCAGGGCCAGGAGTCCCCGCTCCCAGAACCGGGCCCGGCGCTCTCTCTCCAACTCCTCCCGGAGGAGGCGGAGCTCGGCGAGGATCTCCTCGTGGTGGCGGCGGAAGGCCACGGCGAGGGCGTGGATCTCCTCCCTGAGCTCCACGGCTACCTCCTGGGCAGGAGGACCCCGGGGTCCTTCAGGTTCCCCTCCACCAGGTCCATGCCCTGGGTGGTGAGGCGGACCAGGGTGAACTCCCCGTCCTCGTCCCAAACCGCCTCCACGTAGCCCTTCTGCTGCAGGTAGCGCACGGCGGCGTTCATCTCGGAGCGGGCGGGGAGGACGTGAGAGAGCTCCAGGACCCGGGCCAGGACCCCTCTCGGCATGGCGTAGGGGTCTTGGATGTTGACGGGGGCGTCCACCCCGAAGGCGTTCAGGTACAGGGCCTGGAGGATCGTGCCTCGGATCAAGCGCTGGCGGTTTGGATCCCTGAACATGGCGCTCCTTTCACGGCTCCTTTCACGGGAAGAGCTTGTGGACGGGAAGGCCCAGGAGGCTGGCCACGATGCCGAGGAGGAGGGCCAGGACCGTCCAGAAGAGGGGGCGGCTCCAGAGGGAAGGGGCCTGGGGCTTGGGCATCATGCGGTAGAGGCGGAGGGCCCAAAGGCGCTCCCTGAGAGGGCGAAGGTCCGCCTCTGAGGCCCCCAGGCGGGCGAGGAGGGCGAGGGCCTCCTGCCAGAGCTCCAGCTCCAGATCGCGCTCATCCACGGCACCCCCAAAAGCTTGGCCCCCCGGAGCCTTCCGGGGGGCAGGTTTCCCACCTTAGGCCTATTCTACCCCGGGGGGTGGGGGGGTGTCTACCTCGGCCCGGCGGGCGAGGCGCACGAAGAGGTCCAGGAGGTCCAGGGGGGCGTGGGTCTGAAGCCGACCGGCCGAGGGGTTGTAGCTCACCAGGGTACTGGGCTTCCCCTTGCCCAGGTAGGCTTCCATGAGCTGCCGTTCCCCGTATCCCAGCCCCCGGACGAAGGCCCGGGCGTCGTGCCGCCACAGGCGCAGGTTGTGGGCCTCTATGCCCAGGGGCGGGACCGGGGGGACGTAAATGGGCAGGAAGGCCGGGGCCTCGGGGGGGCGGGCGTGGAGGTCGGCGCGGCCCCCGAAGGCCCCGGGCCTGGGGTCCTGGGGGTGGACCGGGACCCAGCGGGCCTCCCCGTGTTCCACCCGCCAGAGGGCCAGGGCCACCCAGGCCGCCCGCCAGAGGTCCAGGGGCTCATGCATAGCGGCCCTCCTCCTTCAGGGTCCATCCTTCCCCAGTCCGGTGGACCAGCCCCTGGTCCTCCAAGCGGTCCAGCCAGCGGCGGACCGTGGTCTTGGGCCACCCCAGGTCCCGGACCAGGGCGGTGAGGGTCACGGGCTCCCGGTACCGGGAGAGGGCCCGCAGGACCTCGGCGGCCCGGCCCTCCCCTTCCACGCTAAGCTCCATCGCCCGGGACTCCTGGTACCGGATGGTGGTCCGCTCCCGGACGGGGGCGGTACCACCGGACGCCAGTACCGGCACCTCAGGTTCCACCCCGGCCCCTTCCGGTACCGCCTCGCGGGCCTCCTCGGTACCGGCGAAGGGGGGGCGTGGTACCACCGCGGTACCGCTCTTCCGGGCGGAGGTACCACCCGGTACCGCCTGCCCGGACCCCTCCCGGTCCAACGTGGCTCCCTTGGGGGACACCAGGACCATCTCCCCCACCACCTTCCCCACCACGTAGGTCCCCACGGGGACGAAGAGGCTCATGGCCAAGGTCTCCCACAGGGCCACCCCGGGGGCCGCCCGGTGCATGGAGAGGGCGTTGCCGAGCCACACCAGGGCCAGGGCGGCCACCGCCCCGCCCCCCGCCCAGGCCGAGCCCCGAAGGAGGGAGTTGGAGAGGAGGGAGAGGAGGAAGGCGGTGAACTCCAGGCTCGCCGCCAGGCCCCAGGCGAGCCACGGGGGGAGCCCCCCCAGGGAAAGGGCGTACCACTGGGCCAAATGTCCGGTGCTCATGGAAAGGGTGCTCAGATAGGCCAGGATCAGCAGGGACACCAAAAGCGTCTTCATCATCGTTTCCTCCCGCGCAATAGGTCCGCCGCCTCCATGAGAGCGAGGAGGGCCCGGCTTTGGGCGGCCTCCAGCTCCCGGAGGCGGGCCTCGAGGGCCCGGTGGCGGGCCTCGAGGCTCTCGTGAGCCCTCTCCAGGGAGGCAAGCCGGGATAGGGCCCGGGAGAGGGCTTCCGCGGCCTCGTAAACCCGGTAGACCTCCCCGCCCGCGGCCCCTTCCAGGGCCACCTGGGCGAGGAGGGCGAGGGCCTCCTTGGGCTCCATCACTCCCCCGGGGTGAGGGGCTGCCACATCCAGCGGACCTCGCCCCCCACCTCCTTCCACCACACGAGGCCGCCGGGCACCCGGAAGAACTCCGTGAGCCGCCCCGCCCCGGGGCAGTAGGGCCAGCCCTGGGCGGTGATGCCCCAGAACACGGGCCGCACCCGGCCGGTCCTCGTCCTGATGATGAGGGAAGCCAGAAGCTCCTGGGTCTCCCAGAAGGGCACAAAGGACTCCCGCCTCATGCCCACCTCCACGCCAGGGCCAGGAGGACCCCGAGGAGGCCGAAGAGGGCGGCGAAGAGGAGGAGGCCCACGGAGGCCCCCTCAGGGAGGGGGCCCCGCCGGGAAAGGGCCAGGTAGGCGAGGAGGAGGAGAAGCCCCACCTGGGCCGCCGCCACGTAGATCAGCGTGAGCTTGAGTAGCGCCGCCACAGGGCCTCCTCTACCGCCTCTGGGTCGTAGCCCCAGTCCAGCTCCAAAAGGTCCTCCCCCCGGAAGAGGGCCAGCGTCCAGCGCCCCTCCTCGTCCAGGAAGGCCCACACCAGAAGCCCCCCGCGCTCGCGCGGGTAGCGCGCCAAAAGCCCCTCCAGGACGGCCAGGACCTCATCGCCCTCCTCCATCGGCCACCTCAAACAGGCCGGGCTGGGCCCAGCGGGGGGAGCGGTGGGCCTTCCAGTGCCGCCAGGCCAGGTCCAGACCCCGCACCGCCGCGTGCAGCTCCTCTATGCGGGAGACCAGGCTCTGGCGGTAAGCGCGAAGCTCCTCCTCCGAGTCCGCCACCTTGTAGACCTCGTCCCCGGCGGGGGACTCGGCCACCACCACGGGGAGCACCCCGCGCTTGCGGAGCTCGGCGATGATGGCCCGGCCCCGGCGATCCCCGCCGAAGTGGCGCCCAAACTCCTCCCGCGGCACCCCCCACGCCCCCCGCATGAGCAGGAGGTCCACCGCGGCCCTAAGCTCTCCGTCCGTGATCTTGGGGACCTTCATGCCTCCTCCTCCTTCGCCAAGGCCTCGGCCAGGGCGAGGAGGGCCTCCTCGGGGGAGACCCCAAGGGCCTCCTTCCCCCCGGCCGAAGCGCGGAAGCCACCACCCTTTGGGTCCGTGAAAAGCTCCACCCGCAGGCCCGCCCGCTCCATGAGGCGGAGGGCGAGCCAGGCGGCCTGGGCCGCGGGCACACCCCCCTCCACCAGGCGCTCCAGGCTGGCGGCGGTGATGTAGACTTTGCGCCCCACGCGCACGGTGCGGACCCGCCCCTCCCTAATGAGGCGCTCCACGGTGGGCCGCCCCACTTCCAGCACCGCCGCCGCCTGGGCGGGGGTGAGGAGGGGGCGGTCCAGGCCCATCTCTCTAAGCCGCTCCCGGATCATACGTCCTCCCCCTTGCAGGCCCCACGACGGTCAAGTGCGGCGTGCGCCCGTACGCGGGCGGCCCCCCGTAGATCCACGTGAGCCGGAGCCGCACGGCCAGGCAGACGCAAAGCCCCACCGCTCCGTCAGGAGCCAGGGCTGGAACAGTGAGGGCCCTCTCGCACCCTTCCACCGGGCAGGGCACGAGCACCAGTCCCTTAGACCGCTCCCCCATCCTCCCCCTCCAGCCGGGCCTCCAGGATCCGCCACGGCTCCATGACGCGGAGGGCCTCGGGCTCGGCCCTGGGGTCGTCCCACAGGTCCCAGGGGCGGATGTAGAACCGCACCCCGCCTCCTTCCCACTTGATCCGGATCACCCCCCGCCCCGTCTGGCCGACGATGGTGAGGCGGACGGGGGTCCCGGGGTTGGCCCGGGCCAGGCGGATCACGGCCTCAGGCGTCACGGCGCACCTCCACCCAGGCCCGGGAGAGCCCGGGGTCGCACCGCCAGCAGGGGATGTCGTCGGCGACGCGCCCCGTGCCCCCGCAGAGGCCGCAGGGGCGGAGCCTCAGGACCACCTCCTGGGCCTCGGCCTCGTCCAGGTAGAGCTGGGCCAAGAAGGCCTGGCCGTGGGCGTAGGCCAGGCGGGCCCGCTCCCGAAGCTCCGCCGGGGTGAGCCCGTGGCCCCGGATGGCGTCCAGAACGCTGCGGAACGGACGGGGCCTCATGGGCAGGCCACCCCCTTCAACCGGTGCGGGTGGGAAAGGATCTCCCGGGCCTTCTGGTCGTTCTCCGCCTGGGCCGCCAGGACCACGGCCAGGGCCCGCCGGGCCAGGCGCTCCAGCTCGGCCTGGTCCACCGCCTCCGTGTCCCGGGCCTCGTTGGCAGCCCGCACCATGTCCCGGGCCAGGTCGTAGAGGGCGTAGGCCACCCGCATGTGCCGGGGAAGCCCCTCCTCCGCCAGCTCGTCCACCAACTCCTCCAGCTTGGTCCGCTTACCCTTCACGGCGCACCTCCTCGTGCCGGGCCAGCCACTCCCGCTCGGCCTCGGCAAGGACGGCTTGGATGCCCCTTCCCGCCTCCTCCAGGGGGCGGGGGCGCGCCCCCTGGAGGGCTTCCTGAAGGGCGGCCCGGACCTCCGGGTCCTCCCTGAGGAGCCGAATGAGCTCTTCCCGGGTCATCAGTTCCCTCCCCGGGGCGCCGGAGGCTTGGCCCCGAAGAAGCCCTGGGCGAGGGCCATCTCCAGGACTTCCGCGTGCCGGGCCACCAGCGCCCCGTAGACCGCCTTTCGCTCGTGCTCCAGGACCTCAAGCTCCGCCTGGAGCTTGTCCAGCTGAACCAGGATCTGCTGCAGGCGCCGCTCCGCCTTCTGCCACTCCGGGTCCTGGGCGAGAAGCACCCTGGCGCGGGCCTGGCGCTCCCGTTCCGTCTTGCCGGGAGCCTCGAGGTAGGCCTGGGCCTCCCGGGCCTCCATCCACCGCTCCAGCTCCCGCCTCTCCGCCCGGAGCGCGGTCATCTGCCGCTTCACCTCCCCGATGAGCCCGGGGAGCTCCAGAATGCGCATGACCAGGCGGGCGGCCTCGAGGGTGTAATCAACCCTGTTCACGAAGGGCCTCCTCAGCCAGCTCGTTGGTCCTCTCCATTGAGGGGACTTCAACCACCAAAACGCGCCGAATGACTTGGCTATACCTCCCCGTGCTGATGTGTATCTCCGGGCGCACTTCTATCACCCTCACGTGAGTAACTTCCCCCATTTGAGAAGAAGGGCGCAGGTCGCGGATTTGAAGGAAGGTGTCCTCCTCAATCCAGCTCAGGTCCTTGGGGATGATGGCGATGGGGTTACGAGGCCAGGTGCCGTCTTCCGTCAGGTAGATGTAGGTGGCCTCGTACCGGACGGGCGGTATGCCCTCCTGGAGCTTCCGAAAGGGCTTCTTCACCGCGCACCCCCCGCGAGGTTCAGACGGCTCGCCACCCGGCGCACGTGGGCCGGGGTGAAGGCGGCCTTGGTGAGGCCCCGCTCGCCGCTCCACTCCACCACCCGGTCCATCTGCCGCATGAGCCGCACGATGTCCCGGAGGATCCCCCCGGTGAGGGTGTGGACCTCGGCCAGGACCTCCGGGGAGTAGCCGGAGTCCTTGTAGATGGCCTGGGTCTCCTGGAGGGAGATGGGGCCTATCCGGGCCACGGTGCCGATGCGGCTCTCAATGTCCCGGTAGCGCCGGATCTGTCCCTCAAACTCCTCCGAGGTGATGAGGACGAAGGGGGTCCCGGTCTCGTCCGCCAGGTACTTCACCGTCTCCAGGGTTGGGCGGTCCAGGAGCTGGGCCTCGTCAACGAAGATCACCCTGGGGCTCATGAGGAGGGCGTCCCGCACCATGCTGAGGAGGACGCGGAACGTCCGGGTGCGGGTGATGCGAAGCTCCACCGCCAGGTCTTCTAAAAGGGCGGCCGGGCTGTAACTGGGCTGGGCCCGCACCCAGGGGGCCTCGTGCTCCCGGGCCCAGTAGCGGCAGGTGAGGGTCTTCCCCACCCCCGCCGGGCCCACCACCAGGGCCAGGGGGAAGCCCTCCTGGGCCACCAGGTGGAGGTGCCCCAAGAGGGCCTTCGCCCCCTCCGTGGGGATGAACCCGTCCCGGGGGTCCTTCCAGAGCTCCGCCTCCCCCATGACGATGCCCAGGGCCTCGTCAATGAGGGCCAAGGTCTGGTCGCCGTTCGCCTTCCTTCCCATGCGCTACCTCCTATTCCTCCTCGCCCCGGGGCAGCAGGCCGCGCTCCTTTAGCCACTGCTCTCCCAGGGCGATGGGGTCCAGAACCAGGTCGTCCTCCAGCTCCGCCGCGAGCTCCTCCGCCCCGCGGGCGATCTCCTCCGGGGAAGGGGCGGGAAGCTCCTGGGCCCGGAGGGTGATGCGCTCCCGCCGGGGCAGGGGGGCGAGGCCGGAGAGGCGCTCCAGCATGTCCTCAAGCCGCATGGCGGGGGCAAGCTCCTCCACCAAGCGGCGCGCCTCCTCCTGCAGGGCCCGGATGGCCGCCCGGTCGGCCGCCCGCTTGGCGCGGGCCTCGAGGCTGTCCGCCCGCAGGGGCTCGGGGAGGAGCTCCCCGAGGACCCTCAGGGTGCCGTCCGGGTTCTTGAGGGCCACCCTCAGGGGCTGGCCGGGGAGGACCTGGACGTCCAGGACCACCACCTTCTGCCCCTGCCAGGGCAGGAGGCTCCCGTGGCGGGGGTCCAGGTACCAGGTGCGCCCCCGGTACTGCACGGTGCCGTTCCCCCGCACCACCCGCTCCACCTGGTAGGCCGCGGCCAGGTAGAGGTCTTCCAGGCGGTACTCCACGAGCCGGTGCCGGGGGACGAAGGCCCGGAAGAGGTCCAGGCGGCTGAGCCCGTCCTCAAGGGGCTCCCGGTGCCAGGTGCCGAGGAGCCACTGCAGGGCGCGGGCCTTGTACTCCTCCTCCAGGAGGAGGCGGTCGGGGTAGGGGTCCCGCTCGGGGGGCATCCCCTCCGCTACCCAGCGCCGGGTGTTCTGGAGGAGGCGGCGGAGCTCGGAGGAGTCCCGCTCCGTGGCGTCCGAGCCCGCGTAGCCGGGGAGCAGGGCCTCAAAAGTCTGGTGGAAGGCCCCGAAGAAGCGCTCCACCTTCCCCCGGGTGTGGGAGACGTGGGGCCGGGAGTAGACGAGCTCAATCCCCAGGGTGCGGGCCCAGTGCTCCGACTTCTCTGAGCGGTAGACCTTGCCGTTGTCCCAGTAGATGCGCTCGGGCACGCCCCGGACGTCCCAGTCAGGGACGAGGGGCGTCTTGTCCTGGGTCATGAGGATGAGGAGCTGGTCCGTGGGGACCTGGCTCTCCTCCCGGCTGAAGACGAAGGAGGGCGCCGCCCCCGAGTAGACGTCCAGGGCCACGTGGATGCGGAGGCGGACCATCCGGTCCTCCTCGAGGAGGTAGACGAAAACGTCGCACCTGGTCATGTCCACCATGACCATCTGCATGGGGTACTCGGCCAGGACGTGCCCCGCCCAGGTGCGGGCGAACTCCCGCCTCCCCTCCTCGGAGAGGAGGGCGTAGCGGAAGGCGGGGTTCTCCTCGGCCTTCCGCAGGATGCGCCGCACCGTGGCCTCGGAGAGCCGGAACAGGGTCTCGGTGGAGTAGGGCCGGTAGAGGAGGAGGCCCGGGTCGTTGGCCTCCACGATGCGCAGGATCCGCCGGGCGCTCGCCCGGGGATGGGCGAGCTTCAGCCCCACCACCAGCTTCCTCAGCTCCGCGGGCACCCGGTGGGTGCCCCGGTCCCGCCGGGGGCGCCGTGCATACAGGGGTTGTCCCTCTTCATAGCGGCGGAGGAGCCGGGCCAGGTAGTTGGGCGTGACGCCGAGCCGCTGCGCCTCCTCCTTGATGAGGTCCCACTTGAGCCCCCGGGGGAGGTCCCGGGCCTCCGCGGCGATCCGGGGGAGGTGGGCCTCGAGGGCGGACCGGGAGGTGGGGTGGGCTTCCGGGGCTTGGGGTTCAGGAGGGGCCTCCTGCCCCAGGGCCAGAGCCAGGAGGTCGGCGTCCACCAGGGTGCGGTAGGTGCGGCCCTTCTTCTCCTTGCGGGTGGGGATGCCGTGGCGCTGGATGATCCTCCAGGCCGAAGCGCGCGAAACCCCCAGTCTTTCCGCGGCCTCATCCACGGGAAGCCAGGACATCGCTTTCCTCCTCCATCAGATCCTCTACACCAACCCCCAGGGCCCTTGCGATTTTTAGCAACGTGGCCGCAGATGGCCTAGTTCTAGCCCCGGAAAGCAACATCGCTATATGGCCGCTTGACAGACCGGTCACTCGGGCTAGCTCCGCCTGCGTAAGGCCCCGGTCAGCCATCAGCTTTTGCATCATGCGAGGTGAAAAGCGGTGCTTTACTCTCATCTGAGAGAATGCTAGCATCCTTTTCGTGAGTAAGTCAAGGGCCACTCCCTTGACTTTGGGGTCATAAGGAGAGAAGCACATCAACCTTAGGGGCACTCTCCGCCCCTGGAAGGGCCTCGGGCTCAGGAGGGGAGAAGAAATGGGACGGACTAGAACAAAGGAAGCCCTAGAAGGGCCGTTCGCCAAAGAAATCATCAAGAAGATGAAGGAAATGGGATTTCGCAAACTTGAAGAGTTCGCCGACTACTACAATATCGGAAGGACCACCGTCTACAGCCTGGTCATCGGAAGAAAGATCGGGGACAAGTACATCAAGCCGAGCCTTGACACCCTTACCAAGCTTTCCCTTGCGCTAGAAATCCCGGTAGAACAGCTCATTGAACGGCTTTACCCGGAAGGCTCCTTCCTTACAAAGAAAGAGGTGGGAGTTCCTATTATCGGCTACGTAGGCGGCGGCCCCTCCCAGCTGGAGGAGATTGAGGAGCGCACCGTCCCCGTGCGGGTCAAGGGGGACGCCCGGCACCTCGCGGCCTTCAAGGTGCGGGGCAACTCCATGTGCGCCGGGAAGCGCCCCATCTGCCACGGGGACGTCATCATCGTCAACACCGAGGACAAGGGCCACCCCGGGGCCATCGTGGTGGCCCGGCTGGAGAACGGGGAGTACGTGGTGAAGCTCCTCAAGAACGGAGCCCTCTACTCCACCAACCCCGAGGAGAACGGGCCCCCCGTCATCCCCCTGGACCAGGTGGCGGAGATCGTGGGCCGGGTGGTGGAGGTGCGGAGCAGGCTCTAGGTTTGACACCCCCCCACCCCCTGGGTTAAACTGGGGCTAAGGTGGGAAACGTGCCCCCGGGGAAGCCCGGGGGCAAAACCTTTTGGAGGGAAGGATGCTCAAGGTCATCCGTATCGCCTACTTCGCCCTCGGGCTCGCGGTCCTGGTGGTGGAGGACCTCATGGACGGGGTCCCGGGCCTCCAGAAGAAGGAGGAGGCCATGAAGCGGGTCAAGGAGCTGGTGAACGCCATCCTCGGCTTCTGGCCCGCCTGGATCCCGGACACCGTCCTGGGGTGGGCCATTGACCAGATCGTGGCCCTCTTCAACCGGGACGGCACCTTTCGCAAGGGCGCGGGCGCTCAGCCTCAGGGGGCCGGGGCCTAGCTGGCCCCTCTCCCCGGAGACGGCCCGCCTGGAGAACCGCGCCTACTGGGGGGTGGTGCTGAGGCGGCCCTATGACGAGTTTGACCGGCTTCCCCAAGAATACCGATACCTCCACCCCGACCTTTTCCGGCACGCTGCGCGCCGCCTTGGCCGAGGCGCCTGACCGCATCCCCCTTCACCCCTTCGGGGAGTTCGTGGGGAACGGGACGGTCTTCCTCTACGACGAGGAGAGCCTCCAGGCCGCCCTGCAGGACCTCCGGGAGCGGGGCGTGCCCTGGGTCCTGGACTTCCACCACCAGACGGTGCGGGTGGAGGAGGGCCAGGTCAGGGAGGCCCCCGCGGCGGGGTTCATCACCGGGCTGGTGGTGGGGGATGACGGCTTCGTCTACGGCCTGGTGGAGTGGTCGGAGACGGGGCGGGAGCGGGTGAGCCGGGGGGAGTACGCCTACGTCTCCCCGGTCTTCTACTACGACCCCACCCCGGACGAGATGGGCAGGCACCGGGTGCTGGGCTACCACTCCTTCGCCCTCACCAACAACCCCGGCATCCGGTTCCAAAAGCGCATAGAAGCGGAGGCGGACATGCTGGAAAAGCTCAGGCAGGCCCTAGGACTGGACCCGGAGGCCACCGAGGAGGCGGCCCTCCAGGCCCTGGAGGACCTCAAGCGAGAGGCCGCCGTGGGCCGGGTGGTCCTGGAGGTGGGGCTCGGGGCCGAGGACCCCACGGAGCTCAAGGCCAAGCTCCTGCGCCTCCTGGCCGCGCAGGACGCCCTGGAGGAGCTGGAGCGCACCCGGAAGGAGCTGGAAGCCATCAAGGTCCAGACCCGGGAGGAGAAGGCCCAGGCCCTGGTGATGAAGGCTCTGGAGGAAGGGCGCATCCTCCCCCACCAGCGGGAGTTCTGGCTCGCCCAGGCCCGGGCCGACCTCGAGGCCGCCCGCAAGGCCCTGGAGGGGATGCCCCGGCTGGTGCCCACGGAGCTCCCGAAGGCCGAGCCCAAGCGGGCCCTGGAGCAGGACCCCGCCGAGGCCATCCGGCGGCTCCTCGGGGTCTCCGACGAGGCCTGGAGGAAGTACGGAGGTGAGTGATGGGCTTTGACACCGAGCGCTGGCTGGACGAAGCCGTCCTGGTCCTCCCCGTGGCGGGGAACACCACCATCCGCCAGGGGGCCATCGTGGTGGTGGACGGGGGCTACGCCAAGGAGGCCCCGGGCTCGGCGACCGCCATCGCCGCCGGACGGGCGGAGGCCGACGTGGACAACACGGGCGGCACCGACGGGGATAAGACCGTCCTGGTGCGCCGGGGCGTCTTCCGCCTCCAGGTGGACCCCGCCGATCCCGTGGGCCCCGCGGACCTCCTCAAGGAGGTCTACCTCTCCGGCCCCGACAGCGTGGCCAAGACCGACGGCACCGGCACCCGCCCCAAGGCCGGGCGCCTCCTGAGCCTGGAGGGCGGGTACGCCTGGGTGGAGGTGAAGTGATGGTCCTGAACCGCGAGACCCTGAACGCCCTCTCCCGCTCCTTCCGGGCCCTGGTCTTTGAGGCCCGGGAGGCCTACCAGCCCCTGTGGCCCAGGCTCGCCGCCGAGGTCCCCTCGGAGAGCCGGGCCAACTACTACGCCTGGCTGGAGTCCCTCCCCCAGGTGCGGAAGTGGGTGGGCGAGCGGCAGGTGCAGAACCTGGCGGCCCAGACCTACGCCATTGAGAACGAGAAGTTTGAGATGACCGTGGCCGTGGCCCGGGAGGACATTGAGGACGACCAGGTGGGCCTCTACTCCCCCCTCTTCCGCCAGCTGGGCATCAAGGCCGCAGAGCACGACGACCAACTGGTCTTCACCCTCCTCCGGGAGGGCTTCACCCGCAAGGCCTACGACGGGAAGCCCTTCTTCGCCACCAACCACACGATCGGGAAGAAGACCGTCTCCAACCGGGGGAACGTCCCCCTGACCCGGGAGAACTTCCGCGCGGCCCTGGCCCAGATGCGGGCCATCACCGACGAGCGTGGGAGCCCCCTGGGCTTCTTCTACCGCAAGCCCATCTACCTGGTGGTGGGGCCCGCCCTCGAGGCCACCGCCCTGGAGATCGTGGGGGTGCAGACCCTCTCCGGGGGCGGGGCCAACCCCGACTACCAGGCCGCCGAGATCCTCCTCTCCCCCTGGCTGGTGGACGAGGCCGAGCCCTACTGGTTCCTCATTGACGGGGCCCAGGCCCTGAAGCCCTTCGTCCTCCAGCGGCGCACCCGGCCCGAGTGGGTGGAGAAGGAGAGCCCCGAGACCTCCGACGAGACCTTCAAGCGGGACGTGATCCTCTACGGGCTTAGGGAGCGCAAGGCCGCGGGCTACCTCTTCTGGCAGCTGGCCTACGGCTCCACCGGCGCATGATCACCCTCGAGGACCTCCGCCAAGCCCTCCCCCTAGACGTCCTCCTCTACCTGGTGGACGAGGAGGGGGCGGGGGTCCTCACCCCCGAGGGCGAAGCCCGGGCCGAAGCCGCCCTGAGGGAGGCCTGGGCGGAGGTGGAGAGCTACCTCGCCCAGCGCTACGCCCTCCCCCTCCCCTCCCTCCCCGAGGTGCTGAAGGCCAAGGCCCTGGACATCGCCGTCTACCGCCTCATGCTCCGCCGGGGCATCCGGCCCGGCACCGCCGACGAGGCCGCCCTCACCCGCTACCGGGACGCCGTGGCCTTCCTTCGGGACGTGGCCGTGGGCAAGGCCTCCCTGCCCCTCCCCCCCACGGGGGAGCCCGCGAGGCCCAAGGGCGGGGCCACCGTCCGGGGGAAGCGGGTCTTCTCCCGGGAGAGCCTGGAGGACTTCTGATGGGCGTGCGCCTCAAAGGGGACTGGCGGGAGCTCCACGAGGCCCTAAGGCGGCTCCGTAAGGGCATTCCCGAGGAGGTCAAGAAGGCCATCGCCGAGGGGATCCTCGCCCGCACCCACCGCCGCTTTGAGGAGAGCCGGGCCCCGGACGGCTCCCTCTGGCCGCCCCTCTCCCCCGCCACCCTGGCGAAGGAGGTGCGGCCCAGGGACCGGCTCAAGCGGGGCGGGATCTCCGCCGCCGCCCAGAGGCGCGTGGCCCTGCGCAAGCCCCTGGTCGTCACGGCCCGCCTGAAGAACTCCATCTCCTGGAAGGTGGCGGGCAACCGCATCTACGTGGGCACCAACCTGGAGTACGCCCGCATCCACCAGTTCGGGGGCTACGCCGGGAGGGGGCGGAAGGTCCGCATCCCCGCCCGGCCCTACCTGGGCCTCACCGAGGAGGACCGCGAGGAGGCCGAGGCCCTCCTCCGGGAGTGGATAAGGAGGGCGACGTGATCGCCCCGGTGGTGGCGTACCTCAAGGCGGCCTGCGGCCACGCGGGCCTCCCCCCCGCCCGGGTCCTGGTGGGCCGGAGCCGGGAGGAGGCCTACCGGGTGGCCCCCGCGGCCCTCATCCAGCCCCTCTCCGGCGCCCTCCGCCGGGACGGGAGCCGGGTGGTGGCGGGGCCCACGGCCACCCGGCGCAGGCTCTACGGAGGCCAGGCCCGCGTCCGCCTGGAGCTCTACGCCCGCTCCCAGGAGGAGCTGGACCGCCTCCTCACCGGGGTCCTCCTCTACCTCTGGGAGACCCCCCTGGTGGTGGGGGAGGACCACGCCGCCAAGCTGAACGACCTCATCCTCTCCTTCCTGGACGAGGAGGGGGCCCTTATGGCGGAGAACGCCGTGGCCCTCGAGGTCCCCGTGGAGGTGGCCCTCTACGAGGACACCGCCTGGGTGCCCGTCCGGGTGGAGGTGGAAGAGGCCGTCCTGGAAGAGGAGGTCTAGCATGCCCAAGGAAGAGGAAAAGGTCCAAGCGCAAGAGGTCTTTCCCACGATTGAAGAGCACGCCGAGGCCCTGGGGGTGCCCCCGTGGGCCTTCGCGGGGCTCAAGGTCTACGCGGGCTGGGCCGAGGGGACCCGGGTCTCCCGCACCCAGTTTGAGAAGGCCCTGAAGGAGTTCCTCCAGGGGCCCACCCACAGGTAGGAGGTAGAGGATGGCAAGGCTACCCGGCGTCTACCCGGAGATCCAAGACGGGGGCCTGGGCATCGTGGCCCCGAGCGGCGAGGGCCAGCGGGTCGTGGTGGGCGTCTCCAGCCAGGGGCCGGTGAACCAGGTCCTGGCCTTCAGCGACCTCGCCGCCGTCCCCGGCGTCCTGGGCACCGGGCCCCTGGCCCGGGCCGTGGCCGACCAGCTGGCCTACGGGGGCGGCCAGGTCTACGCGGTGCGGGCGGAGGCCGACATCGCGGGGAGCGTGGCCGCAGACAGCGCCAACCCCTCTTCCCCCGCCGTCACCGTCACGGGAAGCCCCCTGGACGCCTACGAGATCGTGGTGAAGATCGTCAAGGGAGGGGCCCTGGGCACGGCCACCTTCACCTACAGCCTGGACGGCGGGGACACCACCAGCCAGGAGATCGCCACCGCCGCCACCTACAACATCCCGGGGACGGGCCTCACCCTGAACTTCGCCACCGGCACCTACACCGCGGGGGCCACCTACCGCTTCCAGGCCACCGCCCCCCAGGCCAGCGTCTCCAGCATCCAGGCCGCCGTCCGTGTCGCCCTCAACACCAACCTCCAGTACGAGTACATCCAGGTGGCCCAGCCCACCGGCCCCGCCATGTGGGCCGCCCTGGGCGCCCTGGCCGACGAGGCCGAGGCGAACTTCCGCTACATCTTCTTCCTCACCGAGACCCTGCCCCCGGAAGGCGACCCCGACGCCTGGGTCAACGCCCGCTTGAGCGAGAAGGCGAGCTTCAGCCACAAACGGGTGATGATCGTGGCCGCCTGGGGGGAGGTGGTGGACACCCTCACGGGCAGGCTGGAAGTGCAGAGCCTCGCCTCCCGCGTGGGGGCCCGCATCTCCAGCCAGCGGGTCCACGTCTCCCCCGCCTGGGTCCAGCTCGGGCCCCTGAGCGGGGTGGTCCAGGTGGCCCCCTTCGTGGACACCCCCTTCGGCAAGCAGTCCCTCTTCAACAACGCCCACGCCCTGGCCCTAGACCAGGCGGGCTTCACCACCGTCTACCGCCTCATCGGCCGGGACGGGTGGTTCCTCGTGGAGGGCCGCACCGCCGCCGCCCCCACCAGCGATTACAAGGTGATTCAGAACCGCCGGGTCATGGACAAGGCCACCTACCAGGTGCGCCAGGCCCTCCTGGACTTCGTGCAGTGGCACGTGGACCCGACCGACCTCAAGGCCAGCCTGGCGAGCCTCCTGGCCCGGGCCAACACCCCCCTCCGTCTCATGCAGGCCGCCGGGGAGATCGCCCGGGGCCGCGTGGTGGCCCCTCCCGGCCAGGACATCCTGGCCTCCCAGACCCTTCGCCTCCAGATCCGCATCGTCCCTCTGGGCTACCTGCGGGAGATCGTCATGGACATCGGCTTTGAAAACCCCTTCCTGGTGGGGTGAGGAGGTGAAGCATGCCCATTAACGGCCGCTACTACGACTGGGAGCACATCAGCATCCAAGTGAAGGGCGTGCCCCTGGCGGACGTCCTCTCCATTGACTACGAGGACTCCGAAAAGGTCAACGCCATCTACGGCAAGGGCCGCACCCCCAGGGGCTACACCAAGGGCAACTGGGAGGCCTCGGGGAAGCTCACCCTCCTGCGGGAGGAGTACGATCGCCTCCGCGCCGCCGCCCCCGAGGGAAACGTCTACAAGCTTGACCCCTTTGACATCGTCATCTCCTACGACAAGGGCAACGGCACCGCCGTCACCGACACCCTGAAGGACTGCCTCTTCACCAAGCGCTCCTTCGGCGGGGTGGAGCAGGACACGGAGCGGATCACCGTGGAGCTGGAGTTCGTGGTGCTCGGGGAGATCCAGCACGGCTAG